GCAAACACAATGTTACGCCCTGACAGGCAGTACTCGCCCTGCTCACGGTTGAGTTGCTCTTGGCTAGGACACGCTTCAAGGTAGTACTGGATCTCATTGTTGGCTATGGTGTCTATTTGACCCAGCCTTAGAAATCGCTCCATACGATTTGTAGCGCCCGATCCTAACAACGACCCATTCAAGCTAAAAATCTTACCTGTACCGGTAAACGTGTAATGCGTGTTGTAAATGTCAGGCTCAATTGAATACACACTTTGCCGAAACTCACGATACCCCTGAGCTAGATACGACTCGGCCTGAGCGTCAGTCAGGAACGTCTGGTCGGTCTCATCGATCAGCGCACGAAACAGGTCGTAGACTTGCGTTACATTCATCCCTGCGCTCCCATCCTAGTCGTCGGCAGTCCCTGCTCTGGACCCTGCTCATCAACCATTTGCCGGTTCATATCCATAACACCCATGCGCTCTGATTCCATCTGCGCTTGAATAGCCGATGTCGGCGATTCCATTGTGACTGAAATCTCATCTAGCTGCTCTGGAGGCGCAGAGCGAGGGAACACCTTACGGTTGGCGAGCGCCTCAGCTTGGACCTCAGCCTGCGTGCCAAACGTCTCAACACTAATGAAGATGTCTCGGATGTACTGCTGCCGCTCTTGAGGTAGTTGGTAGTACTCCTCAGTACGGATGTAGTCACCAAAGACTTCACCAAACGACTTGAGGTCATCGGTTGGGAAAATCTCAATCGTAGCGCCAAGCTTAGCTGCGTTAAGCAGATCCTGTGCGTGGGCCATTGCCTGCAGCTTCTCGCTCACCTGCTCTAGGCCACCACCAAACGTCAGTTCCTTCATCGCTTCGTCGGGCTGCATCATGCCCATCTGAACTAACTCAAGGACTTTCTGGTCGCGATCTTGGCGCTCATCACGGAACATCGACCCTGCCTCGATGAAGACTTCAGGGTCTTTCATAAGGCTTGTGCTGTCCAATGAATGGAACACAACCTGGCCGAGGTTATCAAGCATGCGAACCATGCGCTTCTCGGTGTAATACTTTTGCATAAGCGTTAGCGCTACTTTACCTAAATCAGCAACAGCCTCTTCAAGGTCTTCTTGTGTCACCATCAACTGTTGCGAATCTTTGTTTGCAAGCGATTGCATAGCAACACTCGAGGTAACCCCTACCGCTCGCTTACCAAGGCTTGTAGCGTGGACGCCAGCCACGTCTAACATCTCTCCGTGCAGCACCGACACCTGCTGAAGAACGTAACCGGGTAAAGATGGCATCTGCACCGGGATAGGACGCTGGCCACCTACGTCGTTGTAGTAAACTTTCTCACCCCGACGACGAGTAATGCTTGCTGGTGGAACACCTGCGCTCTTAGGAATCATCCACTTCGGGTTGGCGATCAGATCACTGTTTTCGATAATCTGACCACGCACTCGGTTGTACTGGTCCTGAATATCAAGCAGTGGCTCAATCATGCCCATACCCCACAACTGACCTGGCACTGGCGTGTAACGGACAAACTGGATTGGCATGGTTTTGCCTACCCACTCCCCCTCAAAAAGATAACTACCACCAAGAACAACGCGACGCTCACCGCTGCGAAAGTAAACATCATAAATCTCAACCCTATCTTTCGGTACCGACGTTTGACGAAGCCTGAACCATGAAGCACCCGGAGTAGCGTTCGTCGCATCAGCAGCGTTCTTAATTACGTCTTTCTTATTTGGGTACGCTTCCTCAAGTTCTTCACGATTGACAAGCTTAGCGTACGCAATCCAGTTGCACTGCTCAGGGTCATCAAGACCAGGCTCAAAGTACAGATCGTAAGGACTAATAACCTCAGTGGTTACTTTCTCGCCGTTGTACTTGGTGTGCAATCCTACGTTGCCACAAGTCAGCAACCACCGGATAGCGTCCACCATCTTGCGCTTGAGCTTGTCACTGTTCCAGTAATACTTGAGTGCGTACTCGCAACTCTTTGCTTTAATAATATCTTCGTTTGATTCGCTGGCGGGCAACACGGTAGCTGATGGGTAAGCCAGTGTTAGGCGAGCCTGAACGTTGCGGTAGATATTGACGATCAGGTTAATGGTTACCTGCATCTCGTCAGCGCCCGTGCGCACGAAGGTTTGCTTTACCCTGTCGTATTTAACGTGCTGCTTACCCTGAAGAAACAACAAGCAAAGATCCCAAGCACGAGCAAACTTCTGCCGATCACTTCTACACTTTGCAATCTGATCCGAGAGTTTACCTGCGTCAGGAATCTTCATGTCTCTACCTTACGAATAACTAACATTTTGTTTGGAGTAGTCCATCTTACTCTTGATGCGCTTCGCTGCGGCACCACGCAAGGACTTACCTTCAGCCGCTGCTTTATTGAACTTCTTCTTACCGTACTTTTTGCGACCGATTGAAGCAGCAATAGCACCAGCAGCTTTAGGGCTTTTACCCTGAGCCTCGAGTTTACCTTGTAACTTCTTGAAGCCTACATAGGCCATGTTACCATCTCCATTTGAGACCAGCGCCGACAGCCCATTCAGGATCACCGCCCCAGTCTGATTTAATCTCGCCTGTCATCCCGACTTCAAATTGCTTGCTGACACGATGAGTAAGATCCCCACGGACAAACCAAAGATCGTCGTTGCTGCCAAGGTTGAGATCGAGGCCCCCAGAATCCTTCGGATCAAGATTCTTTATCCCTGGGTTTCTGGGGATGGTGCCGGGGGGTTATTGACGCTCTCCAAGGCCGCTCGCTTTTCTTTAGCAGCATCCTGCCAAGCGACACCTAGGATTGCACCAAGCAAGCCCATAACACTCACAACGATTTCTTCGACCGGCATTTCAGGATTGATAGCACGAAGGACCAACGGCAACAGCGCTGCTGCGATCCCCATAACAATCTTACGCCAACCAGTTCCGCCATTCTTCATTTGACCACCTATGGTTCCCCAAGAATATCTTGAGGCGAGAAAGGTTTGTTAACGTCCTCAGAGGGATCACTCCCCCACCAGTTCCGTACATCACGCCAGATGATAAACACCAATGCGGTCTGAGCCAGATCCAGTGAGAGAGCAATCCACTCCACGTTAGTACTACGCTACCGGGAAGTTCAAGCCGACCAAGATCGCATTGCGATTAGGCTGCTTGCAAACCAAGTTGTAGTAGTACCGGACGTAGGCTTCGTACGAGTCGCTGCCCGTAACTCGGCTAAGGACGTTACCATCCAAGTCAGCCAAGTTCGGATCTTCGATCTGCACCAACGACCAAGACTTGGTATGGAGGAAGATCAACAGACCCTTACCGCAGTGACGGCTGACCTTGAGCGGAATACCGTTGAAGGACAGCGATCCCATGTCGAAGCCAGCATCACCGTTGTCCACGGACTTGGTGCGACTAGTGTTAAGGGTCGAACCTGTAATGTTGACCTGACTGTTGAAAGACAACTGACCAACATACTGCTGACGGAACACATAGTGTGCAATCATGCAGTCAGGCGTGGTGCCTGAGTCGGTAGCGATGTCATCAAGGATCGCTTGCATACGACCTGTGTTTAGATCAACACGATCACCCGTGCCGCCTGTGTTAGCCGCACGAACAATGCTTTGCAGCACAACGTCAGTGCCCGTACTTCGATCAACACCGAAGTGCGTCTTCTCACCAAGGTTACCATAGATACCCATGGACTCGGCGGTCTTGTTGCCAATAATGACGCAGTGAGCAGTCCCCGCAGGAGCAGTTCCCGCACCATCGATGTCACGCGTGTCAACAGGAGCATCAAACTTGATGTGCTGTCTAGCGCCTGCGTCACGATACATTGTCACAGGAATCGACTTGTAGGTGTCGAGCCGAACAAGCGTGCCCGCAACTTTAGAGCCAGCACCTTCAGGGATTAAATCGATGTTACCTGAAAATTCAATTTCAGCATTTGCGCCGAAGTTCTCACGCTCGTTCAAGAAACCAACAGCACCACCGCCGGTAAACATTGCTTGATCAGCACTGTTCTTGACGGTTTCCATTGCGCCATCAAGTTCAACTTGAAGGCCGTTGATGAACGCACCAACGCTGGCTTTAGCCTGAGCAATTGCCGGCCCTTGGATTTCCATGCG